AAAGTTTTCATTATGGTATTTCCTTACAGCACGTTGAATATCGGTTAAAAGAACTGCCCACTCTAATTTAGAGGTGCCCAAGAAGTGCATCCAGTCTTGATGACCTTTTTCAAGAAGCCCATCAAACCGTAATGTTACTAGTCTTTTCAATACTAGATGAACGTCACACATATTCTGCCCACCCATGGCCCAACCATTAAATGGTTTATCATATTGCTTAGGGTCACAGAATTTTTTCATTTCATCGTACCAATTTTCGGCATCAGTATGGTTTTCACCTTGCAACACATTTAGGAACTTGCAAGCACCTGTGCGATGTTTGATAAAATATTCATTATTATACTTTGTAGCTTCTACTGCTTCTTGATAAGTTGAGATTCCGGTAGCCTTAATACCAGCTGGACTGCGGCATACCCAAGCTGGAATATCTAGCACCATACCATAGTCCATGAGTGCGTCCATCCAATTTAAAACTAGTTCACGTTTCTTTTGTGCGGCATCTAATTGTGCCTGATAAAGTTTAACATGATCAACTTTAGTATACTTAGGATTACCATTCTTATCAGTCTTAGGATGACCTGTTGGGTGTAATTGTGGAACTAGTTCAATACCTTTGGCAATTGCTTCTGCCATGCGTTGTGCTACTATTTGTCCTGTTGGATCATTCCATTCACCTTCCCATACACCTTTACCAATTTGGAAACCACCAGAGTCACCTAGTACCCAGCTAGTAGTACGGTCTCTATTACGGAACATATCTTCACTATCATCTTGTTTGGTTAAATCTAAATTAGCATGACCTGCTGAATACAAGCAGTGATCATAATAAAACATGCCTTTATCAGGTTCAAGATAATTCAAACCTTCAACCCCATTAGTAAAGGATCCGGGTAAACGTGCAGGGTCTACGTAGTTTCCATAGCGTTGTTTACCTATGAACGTACTATAAAAGCCAGATGTAGCTGGCAAAAAGTAAGCGTAGTCGTTTTGTGTAGCAGTTAAATTACGATTCAAAGTTTACCCCACTTTATTTTTAACCAAAATCTTTCCATGATATAATGTACAGCAGTTAAGATAATGTGAATTATAATAGCATCACTTAACCCAGTCCATATAGCAGTTATGAGCAATGCCACTATCCTATAACTCAATGCTCGCAGTATAGTACGTTTATGGAGTTCAGTCATTATTTGCTCTGCGCTGGCAGGATATATTCGTATTCAGCAATGCCGCTGTCTACAGTAATTTGTAATGCACCTGCATCTGCAATCCGCATAGTAATGTCACCACTTAGACCTAATATGCTTTGGATCTGTTGCACAGGCCATGACCATGTTTGTTTTAGTTTGCCGCTAACGCCTGCTTGGAATACGAATGAGCCTGCGTGTGTCGATGCATCACCAAATTTAAATATCAAGTTTCCGTTATCTGTACTAACTTGGAACACTGATTCCTCTGTATGAGCGGCAGCCTGAAACTTTAAACGCTGGATGCTAGCAACAGTTGGTGCAAATTCTACGTCCCATCCTTGACCTTTAAATTTTACTGACTTCAGTCGTTCATTAATAATTTCACTATTCATAAAACGATAATCATTTTCAAAATCGCCTGTACTATTCTGGAAATGTATTCCTGTCGGTATTTCTTCCCCATTACGTTGTTGTTTAACTACTGTAATACTGGCACCTTCTTTGTACTCCGGGCACTTTAAATGTAAATCTAATTTGTTTAAATTAGGCATGCCGAATGTACCTTCAAAATTATCCACAGGATTATGCGTTTTAGCATTAAGGATAACTGAACGGTCTTCAGCCATTGATTCAATTTTTGTTTCTTTGTCAGTTGCCGATACTTTAACCAACGGCAAAAAGCCTAAGCTATGTGTATGTGCTACTAGATCTTGTAAAAAGTCTTTCATATAATTCTCCATGTTATGTTATTATATAGGTTTTTATGACTATGTCAATATATTTTCTCTTCAAAACTCAAATAAGCTATTGAAGGTATTTTTCTCTTCGGTGCTAGTTATATCCCATTTCAGTACTCCGATAAGATTATCTAATTTGTTATCAATAATAGTTTGTTCCATCTCTGCATGATCAAATGGAAGATCTTTGAACCATTGTGGTAAACGCAATTCATCTACTGGGTAAGCAACGCTTGTATAACCTAGCGGATTCTGTTTAAGTTTACATACGATAACTTTTGCACCGTCAGTAATCGCCATGCTATACTTGTCATCGTACATACGCTTTAGAGTGTTCCAATTGATACTAGCACGAACATGTCCAGGCATGTTAGTCTTACCAGCTTTGACTTCTTTAGCTTGATATTCTGTAATCTTATTAGCACGTTTTGGACTGCCTTTCTCCCAGCCCGGTCTGGATTTGAATTTCATACGGAACTCGCTAATTGCATCTAATACTTCTTGTTCAGCCTTACCAATTAAGACCATTTCAAGTACATCACTTAAGAAGTTTTGAATAAATTCAGGAGTATCACTACGCTTTAAGTCCAAGCCCATAGCTTTTATCTTGCCAGGCTTTCCATCTACGTCTGCACGTTTGCCTTCTTTGTCATAGTACAAGACAGCATACCGTTTCTTAGTAATAAACAAGCTCTTACTACCAACGATCTCACGCCCTGCCTTGATAACTTCACCCCGTGACTTAGGCACATGAAATGTGTCTAACATAAATTGTGGGAACGTTTGGTTAACTTCTTCACCGATTTGATCATACAATTGAACAATGTTTTCTTTACTCCATGGTATATGACCGGCATCTATGTCTTTTTGCAGTGTCTTGTACGCACTAAAGTAACATGAGTCAGTATCACCGTAGATAATTGCTCGACCGGTATGATTATACTCACCGGCAATAATCTCATTAACCTTGGCCGCCATATGTTTTGCAATTTGTCGACCTGTTAGTGTAGTTGATTGTCCAATACGCTTATCAAAGAAACGACAACCGGGATTAAGAATAGCCCCATACAAACTATTTAGGTTAATCTTCTTAACCAACTGACGCTTGTCCCAGTATTCTTCTTCAATCTTGTTACCTGCATTGATAGCTTCTTTAAGTTTGGCCTGCATCTCTTTACGTTCAGCATACCAACGCTTTAACAAGCCAGGAATGATACCTTCTGTTTCATGACTAAAAATAGTTCCGTTCGCACTAATAGTCCAAGGCTGGTTGCTTTCAAACACTAGTCTGTATACTTCCGCGGCACTAAGCACATCAGTATCACCGTTTTCCCAGTCAATAGTTATATCGGTACCGATCTCTTGATTCATTACGGCTGTATACTCTAGCGAACCAAATATACCTTCCCATGACGCCGCGAAGCTGGAGCCTTTTGCCATTTTAGTTTCAATATATTCGTCAGTCATAGTTTGTCGTAACTGACCGACAATAGTTTCTGGCCCCATGTTTAGGGCACGAATAGCCGACGGATATAGACTATTAATGTCTAATGAACCGATCCAATCGTGGATGCCTTCTTTGGGATAGGCAACATAAGCACCGGCAGCCGCATTATTCTCACGCTCGTCCATTTTAGGACGATTAGGTACTTGCATACCTCTTCGATGTGCTTCGTTGATAATAGCCTGTTCAGTTACAGCTACCGCACCCATCGTAGTTTGAAGCAATACTGTATTTTCATGTGCTAGTGTGTTGGCAAGATCGATAAATTTTAGTTTCTTATCCAACTTCTCTAGTAGCATACAGTCATTGATGTTATATTCAACAAATGTGCGGAAATCATTATTATATAATTGATCTAACGTGCCTTCGTATTGTGTTTTACGTTCGCCCAATTCGTATTCGGCAATAGCATCTAGTCTGTAGCTGTGACGTTCTTCGTAAGTGTATTTGCGATATAGTTCGAGATAGTCTAAGTGTACACGACCGATGTAGTCATAAGTTACACTATCACGTCCAAACTTTTCGTATTCTCTACGTTTAGGAAATTGATCAAATAAACAGAAGCGTCTTGTATCGTCTTTACTTAAAACTTTAGTTACACGATTAGTAGTATATGGAATATCAAATCCTTCCGAGTTCCATCCGCTAACAATATCTGCATCTTTGATCAAATCTAAGAACATGTTTAGCAAGTCACCTTCGTTATCAAACAAATACGTATTAGGAAAATCTTTAATCATTTCCTGAGCTTCTTCCATCTTAAGACCTTTAGGCGGAATAGCCAAACACACCATAGTTTCTAACCATTGTAGATAGACAGCAATCGCAGTAATAGGCATAAACGCATCATCCGGTGATGCATAGCCACGTTCTGGATCAAAGTCTACCTCAATATCGAAAAACGCTACATTTAACTTTGGAGCATCTTGATTAAGATAATTTTCACTAAGGGTTACAAATATTGGATTAATGTCTGCTTCGTACATAGTCTTGCCACTATTAATGGCCATTTCTTTACGAAGTTCTTTAGTATTTTTGCAAACGATCCGCTGAACGGGATCGCCATAAATTGAGGTGTGTTTACCTCGTGGATCTTTTACATAAAATGTATGACGTACAGGAATATCTCTAAATTCCCTTTCGCCTTTTGTGTTGCGTTCAACCACTTTGATGATATCATTCTCGCGGTCAAACCATGCATCTACATAGCTCATATTTTTCCTTATGTCATTTTAGGCTGACAAATACCTAACATGCGGTTTATGGCCCGCTGGCCTTTCTCTTTATTACTTATTAGATACGTTTAGTAATATCTAAAATAGCTTCAATCTCTTCCCAATCAGCATTGTGAGCTTGCCAATCGCCTTTGTGAGCAATCTTAATAGCTTTATTAATTACTGATGGTTTGATTTGTAACTCTTCTGCGACTGCCTTAACTGTTTCTTTTAAGCCTTCGGTTAAATCTTCAACTTCACGTAGTACTGTACTGCCTTCTGAAATTAATCTTTCTAGTTTTGCCTTTTCTTCTGCACCATAATTGCGTCCTGACATTGAAATCTCCTTTATAGCCTATTATATACTAATTATCATTTGAAAGCAACAGATAAAAATTTTTATCTGCTCGAATTATTTTAAAGGGGGTTGAGCAGTGTCGTCTTTGGGTGAAACTTTACTAATACCAAAGTTAATGCCAATATTTAATAATGCGGATTGGACGCCAGTAGTACTTGCTATTTTAATGAATTGCGTTAGTTCGCCTGGATTCATTTTAGCTATTTGTCTAACAGCTTTTACGATACTAGGCATATCAGGAACAAATAATCTTATACTCTTGATTACAACTTCTGCTACTTTAATCATTCGAGTAATACGAGGAGCGGCAGCCACTATAGCGGCAGCCTCGCTAGCACCTAGAGTTTCAGGAGCCGCAAGTGTCCCCGCGGCAAACGTAGCCGCTACAATTCCCATATCACTTAATAAATCCCAATAGGTGTAATATGGAAAGTCTTTAACGATTGGAGTAAAGAAACTGATATTAGGAAGTCCTAATAGTGCTAGACTTGGTGCTACGTATTGACCGGTAGTTTTGAGTTCGCTACCTAGATTGACTTCGTTGATTGATTCTCTAGGCACACAATTAGGAACTGTACGGCCTGCTTTCTTTTTAGTACCTACTGGATGATAGCCCTTCCAGCAAGGATTACTATTTTTTAAAGTCTTTTTTTTTGATTCTTTAATTCTAGCGTTAGTTGCTTTGATAGAAGCTGTTTCGCCGATATGTTTATCTATGTTATGGACTCCTCGTCCACCTTTCTTACGCTTTTTTGCTAGTTCCTGGATACCGTGTTCAATTAATCGCATATTATCAGCTAGTTCCGGAAACTGTCGTGCAATACTTTCCCATACTATTAGTTCATTACTATCCACACGTTTTGCTAAGTCTTTAATTTGACCACGGGCTCGCATTATACGATATTCAATTGTTCCAGGATTAAGTCCAGGAAGCTGAACACCTGTTTTAATAGGGTCATCTTTATTAAAATCAACAAGTGGATTTTCATCTACTTTATAGTTACCTATACCCGGACCAACTCCGCCAGTGAATCCCATACTATGCCCCGGGATTTCATTTTCTCTTATACGCTTGCCATCCTTATTATATTTGCCAGATTTTCTCTTGGCAATGGCAATGGCAGCTGGTTGTGCAGGATTAGCGTTTTCTTTCATCAATACACGTTCTGCAATAGTACTAGCGTATTGATTAATTAATTGACGCTTATTAGTTTGTTCTTCTGCAATTTCTTCCTCAACTGATTGATAGTAACCTTTGAGAATACTAACCTTCTTTTCTGGAATAGGCTTAGATTGAACTTCAGGTTGTTGATAATGTTGCATTGCCATCTGTACTGGCAATGTTACTTTGTGAGGATTTTTGGCTTCTTGTAATATTTGAACATCTGCATTTTTATCTACAACTGATAAAAACTTAGCCATGTTTGAAATGCCTTCTACTGGCTTAGTAGGAACACTGTCCATCGCTTGTAGAATACGTTTCATGTCCATAGTATTAACCTTTTAGTAGACGACTTGTTAAAGATTTAATTCTATCTAAACTTTCTTGCATCGGTGATGTTGAATTGATCTGGGCTTGCAGTGTATCAGTTACATCTGGACCATAACCTTTGCTTTTAGCATCGGCAAGTTGTCCTTGTAAATTTGATAAATTTTCAGGATCGGCATGTGGAACATATTTTGTTAGACCGCCTAATTGGCTTAACTTATCATCACTAACTTGTAACTCTTTAGGTAACTTTGCATTGGCCGCTTTTAGATTTGACATAATCCATGCATTCATATCTTCGCCTTGCTTATAAGGTGTACTTGTAGGAGTCAATGATAAAGTTGGAGTGATTGCAATAGGGGTTAGTGTGCTGGGATTGTATAGGCCACTACTGTATGTTAGAAATATTTCTACTTGGCCTCTTGACCCGCTAAAGTCTCCAACATTGGTAGCATCTTCGTCAAGGTCTACAGGATCAGGAACTGACCACATACCTGTTAGACTAGCACTACTGCCCCCAGTATGTAACGGTTTATCGATATCTGGATCTATTGATTTAGCATCATCATTGCCTTTTAAATCACGTTGAAGTTTTTGATATTCGCGTTCTTCTTCGGGACTTAGTTCACCTCGAACATTTAATGCTGGGTGTTGTTTATCTCGTAGAGCTTGTAAACGATCTAGTTTTGCCTGCTCAGGATTCCAGTCTTCAAGTCCAATAAAATCAAGAGTACGATCTAATATTGACCCGTGTGTCTTTAGATACTCTGGACTCATGCCATCTTTACCGACTATTCTGGCAATAATTTTAGGACTTGTTTTGGCTTCCCATTCTTTAGGGGGTAATATAGGTATAGGTCCACCGTTAGCAGATCTTGGTAGGTCACCATTGCCGACTGCTTCGATACGTTTTTGAAGTTGGATTTTTTCCCAAGGTTCAGTAGCTTGAGTTAATAATCGAGTTAGTGCAGAGGTATAGTATGCGGCTAAATCTTGATCATTGTCAAGAGCCTCTATTATACCTTGCTCTACAAACTCTCTTAGTAGATCGTATGCTATGCCCATAGTATTATCCCAATAGGCGTTGCGTTAATGCACGGATCTGATTAACATCTGAGCTTTCGTTAATATGTCCTGGCTTATCAAAAACATTCAAACGTCCAGTTACTTCTTTCAAACGTGATACTTCAGAACTTTCTTTAGTAGCTTCTTTTTTACCAGCACGTAGTTTAGCCAAGTCATCGCCATCAATTTTGCCATTATGGTTAACATCTAATTTCTCTTGCTTGCCTGGCAAGTCTTTAGTAGCTTTTGCTTTTTCAGCGATGTAAGCAACAGTTTCTTTCATGTTTTTCCACATAGCGGCTGCGGCAATCTTCTCACCTTTCTCACCACCACCAGCAGCCTTGGCTACCTTGTCAAAACTCTTACCTGGCTTACCAATGTCTCCACCGGCCTTAGCTTTCTT